TCAACATAGGGATTGTGTTCCCTAGCGGGTATAACACGTCTAGACCCTGAAAAATGTTCTGGAGCATTATGTGGTGTGGCAGTAGGGAAAGCCCCATGACGATGTACTTCGTCTCCCCAGCTAGAACTAAACTGGGGACTACAATAACTGCACTTAAGGTTACAAGCGTTGTTAAAATTAACCTCCACATAGCTTGGTATGATGTCATCTTCTGTTCCTGTTGAGTTTCGAATCCGTTCAAAGTCCACTGCGGCCCAGGGTTCACCAGAACGATAGTGACGGTCACTGAGTTTGTCGTTGGCTTCCATGTTCCAACAGTACTGACACTCTGCGGGCTTTTCATTTTTCAGCATCATCACACGCTGAGCTTTTTTATGATCAGTGTTGTGCAGGCCCCCGGGGCGGGCAAGATCAGCTTTGGTGATCTTGTGCAAGGGAGGGTGATAGCATGAGTTGTTGAGTCCTGTGGGCAAGTGAAAACTCACTTGTTTCCATTTGGCTAGACACAGTGCAGGACCGAGATCCGTTTTCATTTGCTCAGCTGATCGCATGAAGCGACTTTGATCGCCTTTGCTCATTACCAACCTTCTATTTTGCGAATAACATCGATTTCTCGAATCATCACACCTTGATTGTGCCAGTTCAAACGATAGTGATGTTTAAAAAATGCGCTTTGTTCACATTCTAGGATGGCCATTGGCAGATCCAATTGTGTGTGCAAATCCTCAGCCAAGCGATTACTGAGCAATCTTGGTTGGCTGTCTTTCACTGTAAGCCATAGTTCAGCCAGGGCATCAAAGTTTTGCACCAAGGTATAATCCCAATTAGTAAGCATGGTCATATAGGTGCCTTGACGTGCACCAGCAATGGCCCACTCACCATATTCTACATCTGTGCCTACGTTGTGCCAGATTGTGAGATTGTCTAAGTTTCGTAGCACTTGATTTTTAAATTCTTCTACTGTGGGTTTGCGACCGCGTTGCAGGCACATCTTAACGCCTTCTCGAAAACCTGCACGCCACGCATGGAAAGCATCACCATTAGGGTAAGTTGTGGAATAACAATCATGCATGGGCCAATACAAGGGATCAAAACAAAACTCTACCTGGGTTTCATCTCGTCCGTCTGTGGCTTCGTGAGTTTGCATGTTCATCACAAACTCCCGGGTCCATGAACTTAGGCCTCCGTTGCCGTACATGAGTCCATTGACATGATTACGTGCCCGCCACCGGAACACAGCGTTCTTGTATTCTTCATTAGGAAGAACAAGCGTCTGATTAAAAAACGTCGGGTTGGGGAGATTGTCACCATCAATGAGAATGAATCTATCACTGTCACTGGCCTGTGCTGCCGCTTTGTGAGCAGCATCGCTGCCCTTAACGCCATCCACCCGTTTTGCCCAAGGCACCATGTTCTTAATCTTGATCCAAAACTCTTCTTTTTGTGGTTCGTCATAGCTTAGGTAGATACAATCTAAATCTGCGATATCAACTTTCATAAGTCCTCTTGCTCCAATAGGTTCCGTTTTCTTTTACAACAATAGCAACATCTTGTGCGTGGCACAGTGTGCCTGCGTTGCTGGGTGCGAGTTTTTGTGCTGTTTGCCAAGTGATAGGAATTATCTTTCCGTCGCGAATACGCACTTTCATTTGGCTTCGAGCATGCTGTTCAGGGGTAACTTCAATGTATGTACCGGGCAAGTCTTCCATGCTGTAGAATAGTGGACGTTCGCCTTCATAATACAGTCTATAAAACACAGACTGAGGTTGTGGCATACTTTCCAATGCACCAAAGAATTCATCTGGGGTTATCATGGTTGCCACCTTTTGACATTATAGTGAAACGCACCCCATTGAGCAATGGTATTGATTCTCAATGGATTCATTTCCCAAACTAATTCTTGTGTCCAGTCTTTTGTGGCTGTGCCTGCATGTGCTTGTTTCATGTGTACAATTGAGGGCGAGTCCGGAATTGTAACCAGTTCGAGCCCTATGACCTGTGCAGCCATGGCGTAGACCAAATCTGTATCTGGTACATCAGGTGAGTATTTGATGAGCCGACGATATTCTGTCCAATGATCAAATATATTGCGCACAGTGTCAAAGAACTCTTTGGCCATTTCGCTGCGACGCCAATAGGTAATGGCATTGTACACATCTGGCAAATTGTTTTGATCAAAAACTGTTCGGTAGTCTCGAGCTGTGCTGATTTCGTCGCGCCAGTTACGGCAGCCAGTAGACAACACCACATCACGATGCCTAAACATGGTCCACCAGTGATCTATCGGACTGGCAATCAGCATGTCTGCTTCTAACTTGATAGTTTCGCGGAATGGTGTTTGAGCAAATACCAAAGGGTCGTTGGCATAGGGATTTTCTCGATTGATGTCTACAACGTGTGTGTAGGCAAACAAACTATAGTCCGCTGCATAGGGTTCGTTGGTTAGCAAACAAATACGTGCCTTGGGATGCTGTGCCAGTAAAGTTTTTGCCAATGTACGAGCACAGTCAACGTAGTCTATCTTGTCTACATTGAACGCAGGAATAATGTAACCTTGTTCTTCAACGGGACGCAATGATATTCTCCAAATGACGTTTGCCCATGGCATGGAAATCAAAACCAATCCAGTCTACTGTTTGAGGCTTTTGGTCAGCATCTACAAATGTAATCTCGTAACTGTCGGCGTCTACTTGCTTTAAAGTATGTTCAGGCATGACACTCATCATGGGCCATGGAATATCACTTACATGGTTGGTGTGACCACTTACAATGCCCAGGGCAATACTCAATGCAAAATCATTGCGATATGTGCTTTTGTCTATAGCATACAAATCACGATAATGTTGCCAGTTGTCTTGGATCATTTGCATACAGTCAAAGATGTATTGTGCTGTGTTTGATCTACGGAACATCATTACTGTGGCCCAACGCATGGGCATTTGATAGCGTCCAAATGTGTTGAGAGCTGCTAACTCCCGTCCGGTGGTCATGTCTGTGGCCCAACGATAGCACATAAAGTCACGATCAGTGTTGATTACATTGCGCAGTGCAGCACTGGCCACAACATAATCAGCATCTAATACTAGTGTGCGGTCCCAGGGGGACAAACTATAAGCATCAACTCGGCCTGCGTTATGCCACGTAACAGTGGCATCATAATCCTGGAAATAACGGGTTCCTCCCGCTTTGGGGTCTGCATAAATGACGTGATCAAATCCTTCCACAATATCAGATCCTGTTTGGTCTGTGACCACGGCCACTGGAATGTTAAGGTGCCTACGAATGTTTCGAGCATTCCATCGAGCCATAGCAAGGTAGTCGGTTTGTTCATTGTTAAATGCAAATATCAGTGCGCCGGTGGTCATCGACGTTTGCTCATTTCTTCAAACTCCACGTGCCAGGCATTCATTTGTTCTTGCCAACGATCAAATGCCAAATGCTGTAGTTCTAATGGATCAACTTTGACAGGGTTTTCGTATAAGTCAACAATAACCACTTCATCTTCTACTGGCACAGTTTGTAACACGGCCAGCAGTTCAGGCCCAGCACGCCACATGCCACCGCGATAAGCAAAGGTCATTTTGGCCAGGTATTTTTCTTTTAGTAGCCGTTTTGCAACAGCATGATTAAATCTTGCTCGTGCATGAGCAACAAGGGCATCAGTATCCATGATGTTAGTATACAGGAAAAAAAGAGAAAAGTAAAGGGCCTTGCGGCCCTTTTGATTAAACTGTTGTGGCAGCTACAGCTGGTGTTCCCCAACTGTTGCTCAAATATGTTGTTGAGGGCGGGAAATATGTACAAATAGTAGTAGGTGCAGTTCCGGGAGTAGCTCCCGAACTTGCAGTACCGCCCGAAATTGGGTCGCCGTCTGATGCTGACCAAAGTGTAGTAAATGTTAAAACAGTCGAAGCGGCGTTCAGCGCCACACTGTGTTGAATAAAGTTTGCGGTGTACGGAGCAGTATCGGCAAACTGTTTATAGATGATAGTGGCTGCTGCACCAGGGGTCAAAGCATAAAAACCAGTAGCAGTGCTCAGTGTGTTGGGCGTACCTGAACCGCCAACTTTGGTAGTTCCAGTGTATGCAGCACCAGCAATAGTTTTGCTGGCAGCAATGCCGGTAAAAAATATGTCTCCGCACAAGGTATTGGCTAGATCGTTCCATTCAGGATCGCCTGTGGCAGTAGTTGATGTTTTGCTCACATCTAGTTTGATTCGTCCGCCAGCATTGAAAAACCAACGAGCAGCGTTGGCAGATGCAAAAGTCACTGTATTAGTAAAAGTAATAGTCCAAGGGCTGCCAGATGTTGCTGCTGTTTTAGAGTTGGTTCCAGTCCAGCCTGTAAATTGACTACCGTTGGCTGCTGCAAATGCGCGGTTAGTGGTTATGTTAGTTAGATCAGTGTTGAGAGCTGATAGTATGTTAATGGTTTGACCAGTAGTGGGTGCCGATCTTGCAGTGATTGCGGTGTTGGTCTGGCTTCCCATGCTGGCAAGGGTGTTAACCAAACTACCCCATTGAGTAGCAGTGATTGTATTGGTAGCGCTCACAGTGGCCAGCGCACTTTGCCCCCAGCCTTTGTCTCCCGATCCAGTGCCCCAAACGTCGTTGACGTTGGCATTGGCCGTGGTACTTACGAATCCATTATAGTCTGTGGCCTGTATTAAACCACCGCTTACGTATGTCATGCTTTTGTCCTAATTATTTGATACTTACAATTGCTTCAACGGTACCAATATCTGTGCTCAGCTTGGATGTTAACGCACGTCCGATCACATTAAATGATGTTGCTTCGCCTGGACCAGCTGCACGAGCCAACCCATCTCCTGCTGAAACTAATCGATCGCCTTTGTGTATTATACCCGAAACTTTGACTGGAACGCGACCGGTCATTGCAACTGGCGGGTGTGTATCGTTTTCGCCGGCTCCACCGTTCATGGTAAAGGCTGGTCTTGTACTTATCACACCAAACACTAAGTCGCTGAGTTCTACACGAGATCTGGTGATTTCTTTGGCACCGCCAAGTTCAACCACAGTTCCTGGATCCAGGATTTCGTCTGCTTCAAATCGTTCTGCAACGTCAGCGTATAATGCTGTGGTAGCTGTGGCAAACACCTGGTTGAAATAGTTAGCACTTGATCCAATGTTGCCCACAGCATTTGACCCGCTTTTACCAATACTGGGCACAGTGATACCGCTGAATGTGGCACCCGAACTAGAAACAACCATGACGTTGGAAGTTCCTGCAACGTTAGCAAAAATTGATCCGCCTGAACTAGGAATGTTAACTTCGGTTGTGCCAGAAGAAATCTTTTGAACAGTAACCGCTGCACTGATACCAGTTAGCAATGCGCCGTTGCCCAAGAAGAAACTACCTGCAATATTAGCTGAACTATTGATATTACCAGTCACAGTCACTAGACCACTAGTAATCAAATTACCACCAGTGACATTTCCTGTAACACTAACTGCGGTACCAGTGTGCAGTGTAGCAGCAATATTGCCACCAGTGATATTACCACTAGCACTCAAAATTCCACCTGTTAGTACATTACCGCCTGTAACGTTGCCAGTCACGCTAACTGCGGTACCTGTATGGTTGGTTGCTGCAATGTTGCCGCTGGTGATGTTGCCAGTGGCACTGATAATGCCACTGGTTAAGAAATTGCCACCTGTAACGTTGCCAGACACTGTGGCCAGGCCAGCTGTGATTAAATTGCCACCTGTAACGTTGCCGGTGCTGTTGTTATATCCAGAAATATTTGCACCAGTACTGGTTATTGTTACTGTGGTTGCGCCGCCTGCACCCAAAGTAAGGTTACCAGTGTTGATCACGTTTCCGCTGAGAACACTGCTGGCGCCCTTGGTCACAGTTATACCTGGATAGATAGTTGGGAAGTCGGTGTTAATTGGCGACGCAGGTGTAAAAGCTGAGTCTAGACTGACAATGGCTTGACGACTGTTGTTTACGTACAAAGTGGTAACCAGGTGCGGACCGCCGCCTGAATCGTTAATAGTTTCAGGAATAGCACCAGCTGTGCCTGTAGCACTGGAGAAGGCTGGACCAACCACTAAGAAAGCAGAACTAGTCCACACCTTAAGTTGCTGGTTAACTGTGTCGTACCACAAATCTCCTGTGACATTAGATGCAGGTGCACTAGCACTGGCTGTAGCTGCTGAAATAGTTTTGAATGTTGTGCCGTTGTAAACTTTGAGCAAATTGTTGGTTTTGTCCCACCACAACTGGCCGGTCAACGGTGCCGGGGGTGCTGTAGTGTTAGCATTGTTTTCCAACAAGTGAATAAAGTTTTCGTCTAAGAACTCACCGTAGCCGGCGTAGTTTTTACCTACCAGCGTCATTGAGCTAGAAGTATTGATAGTACCGTCTGAGATGGTAGCAAAAGTAGCACCATCGGTAAGGTTGATTACATAAGCCATGTCAGTTACCTGTTCCTAATTATATCATATTTATACAGCATTTATGTTGCTGAGCGTTTGAATACGCAAGGTATAGTCAATTTGAATTTGACGGTTCAAGCTCTTTTGCACAGGGTGAAAAATCACATGAGTGATCAATCTTAAATTGTCTGCGCTACCATTCCAGGCTTTGAGCCCAAGTTCGTCAAACACATATTCACCATTGAAATTGGTTGAATTGTCAAATGCCTGTTGTTCAGGAGGTTCCCCGTAGTCCAACAAACAAGTAACAAGAATGTCTGTGTACACTGTGCCCGAAGTGTGAATTGGGGTCATTTTGTTGTTTTCAGGGTCAGTGTCGGCTGCTGAATTATCGTTGACAACTTTAATATAAGTTTGATTATACAAGTCTGCGTTTTGGCCAGTTGTATTAGGCGGCAAATATGTGATAACTCCTGTGGGGTCTACTGAGCTGCCACCGTTGCCAAACGCCATGGCGTAGATGTAGCCGGTATTGCGATCACTCAGCGTTTGGGCCATGCTGATACTGATATTTTCGTAGTGAATAGCATTTTTCTTGTCGACAAAAACTTCGCCAGTTTCTGGGTTGTGAATTTTTACAAAACCTTCAATTTTGGCCAATCCTGGAACTATCATGAGCGACCCTCCACAATGGTTTTTTGTGTTTTTGGATCAAACACTCTAAAATAACCCTGTACGCTAATTGTACCGTGCTCGTTGGGCCGGCGCGGTGCGGCCGGCATTGTTGGGGTTTGTTGCTTGTTTGGTACTGTATTTGACATGATCACTTATTTACCTTGTTATAAACCACGCAGGAACCTTGCAGCCTGAGTGTCAGTTTCTTGCAGAGCTATACCATCGCTAGCCGTACGCACTTGTCCTGTTCCTGTTCCTGCTGCGGTAGCTGTAAACAACGCACCTTCTCTAGCGTCTTCGGCGCCCAGTGCAATCCAGTTGGTATTTCCCAACGCCCAGATAAAGTAACTGTCTCCAACCACAATACTGGTAACTGGAGAAATAGTTCCAAGATCGTACCAGCTCTTGCTTACTCGTTGAGTTATTGAAACTTCTTCGCCAACAGCCGGTGCCAGCAGCGGACTAACTGGATCATTGTCGGTAATGAATTCAATGCTTAATGGTTCTATTATAGATACAGTGTATCTGTACTGGCTTGGAGTTTCAAGGTCAGTGATAGGATACTGTCTAATTCCGCCTACATACACTTCAATGCTGTGATCGATATAAGCAGTACTACTGTCACGTGGGTATTCTGGCACAGCATTGATGTTGGGTGCATAGAAAATAGTAGTAGAACCGTCGCCCAACGATGTATCTTTTACAATACGATCTTGGTATTCTTCATACATCAAATTGCCGCGTCCCATGTTATAGACCACAGTACCAGCACTGTGGCCAGTTGTAGCAGTTCCTGCTGTGCCACGCATGAGTCCACTGATGGTGTTCAATGCTGTATTTCTGTTGCGATACATAATACGTTCGCCTTCTATCATGCACACACCAAAAATTCCGTTGGGCAAATCTGGTTCGGTCAGCGCACTGGCATTATTAACATAAATGATATCAGCACTGGCAGTGACATTGGCTGTTAAGAATGTGGTTGTTGCAGTAGTCATGCGATAGGTTGCCTGCACTCCGCGCATGTCTTGGAAAATACGGAAAGCCAATGCCTCAGGCACCACGCTTTCTGTGAACTCAGTTATCACAACAATATCAGAACTGGCCATTGGTCCAGATGCCAGTATGAGATACTGGCCCTGTACAGTGTAATCTACACCGTCAAACAGTCTATAGCCGTTGAGTGTGACCCACAAACGACCAGCTTGTACTCCCAATCGCTGAAGATCAAGATTGTTGTCTGGAATTATTGCACCAGCAGAATAATCATAAGATCCTGGAGCACCGGTTGTGCTGCCAGCATCAAAAGTAGTGCTGTCATAGCTTTCAGTTACAGTGATACCAGTATTCAATGGACCCTGGAATACCAAGGTAAGAATATTTTGTTGACTTGTGTCGTTATAAGTGGTCACTGCAATAGTTGCGCCAATTGTGGGTGCAGTAACTAGTTGTAGTTGTGAGTTCACAATAAGGTATTCAGCTACTGTACTCACAGCAATCAATATACGATCACCAACTGATGGAGGTACTGCAAACACTACTTCACGGTCATTACTGACGCTGTTCCAAGAAGTTACCACATAAGCTCCTCCTGCACCGGTGTTTTGCTGTTGTAGCACATTGTTAACATACACTGTGACATCAGTCAGTGCATCAACAATACCTTGGGAATATCCGCCTCGGGTTGGCAAAGCAAATCCTGTGGTTGTGTTGTCTCCAATGTATTCTGCGCCTTCTGAAGGACGCAGGCGTAAGCCATTGATCTCAACAATGGCGTTGCAAGGATTGGTGCCGCCAGTGTCGTTGGAAAGATTTACTGTGCGAGCCGCATTGATTGCTGCATCAACGGTGAAATATTCAGTTTGTGGAGTGCTCCAAGAATATTGAATTGGAGTAGTAATGCCCAGTACAACAAAAGTCAAGTAGTCGCTGGCGGTGTAAGCAGCAGACAAGTTGACCTTGCTCAACTGACTGGGCACAAAAGACTGCCAATAGTCAGTGTTGGTAATTGCAATGCCAGCAGGAACATTTTGAATAGCACGATAATAGCCGGGACCTGCGGTGTAAACCACATCTAATCTGTTGTAGGCTGTGAGTTGATTCCAGACGTCAGCTGGATAGTAAGCTTCCCACGTGTTGACCTGAGTTAGCACGCCGTTGACAAACAGTACAACATCGTAAATTTCGCTGGCTGCTACTGGTACTATCAAGAAGTCTTCGTTATCACCTATGACATTGGCCCGATATAGCTGACTACCGCCTCCAATTTCATAGGCTGTGATTGATATAGAATCGTTAACACTGATGCTATTAGTAACTGTGACAGTTTTTGCTATCCAATCAACAGTGTAATCGGTGCCAAGATCCAAGTTTACGCCTGTGGTAATGTTTGCAACATCAAGATAAACAGGATGTTCTTCAATACCGTCCCAATTAAACACAGCATTGCCCACATCAGACACTGTGTAGCGACGGCTGGCTATTTGAAATCCATGACCGTCATTTCCTGCAACACCATCAAACAAAGACCAGTCACTGCCTGGGCGTGTGAACACCTTGATATCAACAGTGTCAAACTCACTGCCATTTACTAGTTCTTCAGGAGCATGGCCTTCGTACAGTCCAATGAACTCGCCACCATCAACATTGATGTCTGTAACTCGTGTGCCAAGATATACGTCAGTAAAACTGCTGCTGTACTCAACATCTAGAGTCTCGCCAGACACAAACTCTTTACCATAAACTTGTACACCAGGATAGTCTATGCCATCAATCAACAACGGCAAATCTATACCAGGCTCATTGACCCCTGGAACATAATAACCAGTTGTTCGGTCTATGCCGCCAAGCTCGCTGGCAGGTACTAGAGTCCAATCATCAAGATTAAATGTTGGTCCTACTACAGCAGTCGAATCTGGACTAGACGCTCTCCATACCCGATCAATGAATCGGACTAGTGTGCCGTCTTCGTACGTGCCACTAGGATCCCAGGTAAGAACTTGTGTTTGATACGAACAACGGTCATACTTGATCACGGTCTTAAAGCTACGAACAAGGTCATTGCCCATTATAGGATAAGCTCTTGCGCCTGTGCCGTTACCCCCGTCAAATGTAATTACCGGAGTGGCAAAATATCCTGACCCAGGATCAGTTATAGTAATAAAAGCAATAGATCCAAAGCTGGTCAAGAAAGCTTCAGCAGTAGCAGGAACATCAGCATCGCCAGTGATAATCACAGTCGGAACATCTGTATAGCCCGAGCCTGCATCTACTATCTCAATTCTTTGTAAGTTTAACAAATAGTTTCCGTACCATTGTGTGTACGGCCAGGCTTGCCAAATTAACGCACCTGGATCAACATCGCTAAGAACATTGTCTGGTTCAGGAGTACTGAGCAAGTATGGCGATTGGTAACGTGGATCAGTTGTGTCGCTGATGTTTAATATTGGACTTGTGTACTGCGGTATTGGCAAACTAGTGTTGTAGTATGCTGGTACATCGAAGTCAGTGACGTCGCCGCCGTACTGGTCTTGACCATTGTACAACAGATTAAATTCACGAATTTGTACGTGATAGGGCTTGACTTCTTGAATATAGTCAAGCACAAATTCCTGATTATCTTGACGATAGTTCTGGAAAGGTTCTAGATTTCGAATTCGGTGATCAACATCTATCAGGGAAGTTTTGACCAACCACTCAGGGGCCGCAAACTCACTGAGCACATAGTTAAACATTAGAGTCAAGCTACGGTTGCGTTCTAACAGCAGATCGTCAATGAACAGTTCTTGGTTGATGGCTTGAATAATTTTGCGAGTTTCAATTACTGGCTCTTGGTCAAAGTACTGAGCATCAAACACTTCAACGTCAAATCCAAAACGTCCCAGTGCGTAATCCCACAATTCAGCTGAGAATGCAATGGTACCGTCTTCTAGAGCCACACGATCCCAACCAGTCAACGACCTGAGATAAATTTCAAATTTACCTTGTGCGTTAGCAGTCACTCGCACACTGGTTCCCTCAGGAACAGACAAGGTGTCTAGTGTGCTGAAGTTAGGAACTTCTGCGGTCACTTTGGTAGATGGGTTGTATCCTGGCAGGTACCAGTTAACATAACTCCAGTAACGTTTGGTGTCATAGTTCTGTACTTTGATCAGTACCAACTCTCGAGCATTAAACAATCCGTTTTGTACATATTGCACTTGATAAATTGTCCACAGACCGTTGTTACTACTGTCGCTGGCCACTAGATAACGATAACCTTGAGTGGTAGGCGTGGCGACTGGCACAGCGTATATATTTTGGAAACTCAAAATTTCCAAGTTGGCCACACGCATGTTCCAGTTTGGCTCAACTTGTCCAGGTGTGGTAGAATCTGGCTCAGGATCGCTGGAATTCAGCAGATTAAAACTTCTACTTTCAGAAATAGTATACATGGCCAACACTGCATTGGCACGTTGTAAATAATTTTTCAAAGCTTCAAAGCGATCCACAAACATTGATTGGCGTGGACGGAATTGGACTCCGTATCTTTCTGCAGCATTCAAATTAGGGTCTGGTACAAGATTGCCTGATGTGTCAACTCCGCAGAAACTGTCTTGTAATTTACGATATAGTCCGTCACTCAAAAAACCGTCAGACTTGTCTTGTGCAATCAGCTCGTACTCTACGTGAACATTGTTGGTGGTATACTCACGATCATACTCAATGTTGATTATGGTATCCTGAGCTTCGATGATGTTTGAGGCATTATACAAGGCAATTGTACTGGCATTGATAGGAGCAATATACGGAATACCGCTGCTTTTTGGGTTTTCAATGTAGCGACTTACAGTTGTAGCACTCAAAGTTTTACCTTTGTTAGAGGCCACAGTAGATATACCTCGCACCCAGAAATAATAATATGTATTCACAACCCCATCTGCACTGAGACGAGCACTGAAACTAAACGAATTTATGTTGAGAGGTATTCCAGGTCCTGTGTAAGACGCTGGTGGTTGTGAACTCTCAACCCATTGATAGATGTCAATGGTAGATCCAGGGAACAATTGCCCCCAACGTCGACTGGCATACACAATATCATCTTGGTTGGGATCAATGAATCTTACTGTGCCAATATCCCACCAAATTTCTCCCACATGTTCTGCAAACCATGTTGTGCCATTGTTGTTGGTTGGGCCGTTGTCGTACTGTGCTGGGTCAACTGCTCCAATGTAGTCAATGTTTTGTCTTGCTGCTCCAAGTATTTTGCCTTGCAAAGGATCAAAGAAATCAAACTGTTCAGTGCGAGCACTGGTAATTCGATCGTATGTGAATACTCCATTGATTAGTCCAACGTCAACCACTGGTTGCTGTTGTCTTAATGTGGTCCATGCAGGAACTCTATTTGGATTTTGTGATACAAAAACTCGGCCGTAATCCGCTGCGGTACTGTCACCGGCTACAGCATCACTGCCCGGAGCACCAAGCATCAGCACTCCATCTACATAGCTTACTGAAGTACCATAGCCGTCAAGAGGTCTTACATTGGAATCAACTATTTGAATGCCAAATACAAATTTTCCTGTGTTGGCTGCGTTTTCATTGGCAGCAGGCAGATAATCGTAAGTGTATACGCTACCACTCTGTTCTACAGTGCTGAAGAATATAGTACTGTTACTATCCCAGTCTACTAGTCCGTCGTCCCATATTGTTAGTACCCACAAGGTTCCCTGTGGCGATCCTACTACTAGATTTACCGCAGTTTCATCTACAGACACGCTGTAACCAAACTGAGCAAATTCTGTTGGATATGGACTGTACAGAGTCTGAGAGTATGTGAACGTCTGGAATCCAAACGCATCAAATGCAGTGCCAACTGAGCCCGGTGCAACTTGTAGTAGGTCTGTAGGAGAAGCAGCGGCAGCATTTTTTACTTTCAACGTCAACAAACCGTTGTTGACAGTTGCAATCACATTGGGAACATCAGCATTGATAGCCAAAGCAAAACTGATCAGTGTACCAGCGGATGGCACTGCAACGTCAATGTTGTTGACTCTCAGTGTGTTGCCAACTGTGAGACTTGGGTTGGCCACCGTGGCTGTGATTGTACCATAACTGCGGCTTTGATTTACACTGCGTTGCACCGAACCTGCTTTCCAGGTGGCGGTACTATCTTGTGGTGTTCCAACATACAAACTGCAATTATAAGCACAAAGGTCTACTGCTTGTCCAAAATTAGAAAATTCTGCAACAGTGTTTTGTGTGATGGTCTGCACCAATCTAAATTGATTAGTTTCTATTTCAACTGTGTCACCAACTGCTAAATCAGTGTTTACTGTCACAAGATTTCCTGCCACAGTAAAGGTATTGGTACCATTGAGAATATTATCAACTTCGTTGACCAAAAATTGATTGTTTACAATCACGCTCACTGGTTCTGTTACTGTTCCAAGCACTGTGAATGCAACTGAACTTGGATCAGTTCCGTAGATAAATCTTTGCACGTTACGGTCAAACACATAAACACTACCGGCTTCTACTTTACCGCTAACAGTTCTATCAGGTGTTCCGATTAGTACTTGACGACCGTCGGTAGACGTGACTACACTGTGACCAAAACGTGCATCACTGGCCAAGCCAGGTGGTTGCAATGTGTGAACATATTCAAAGTAGCTTTGTGCTTGGACTTCGATCAATTCACCTGCAGAAGGTGAATTGATGAATATAAGGTCATAGCTAGAGTCTGTGCCAAACTCATAATCAATATTTGGTCGTTGCAACACACCTTCCACATAGACTGAGAATGAATAGATATTTGTTGCTGTGAAGAAATACTCATTCAATGAGAAAGTATTAGTTAATGCAGTTGGTGGCGTCCATGTGTAACTTGCAATATTCTCAGCTTGTCCAGCGGCATTTGTATTGACAGTTACTACTAGAGACGACGATCCTGCGCCACTCCCCCCAAAATTTGCTTGGTTAATTGTGATAACAGCCGTAGAACTAGCAGGATACCCTGATCCACTATTGGTTAATCCAACCAATGTCAATGTGTTTCGTAGGCGTGTGATAGTAAACTCAGCACCTGATCCAGTACCACTTGTTCCAGTAACATCATAATATGTTCCGCCATCCATATTAAGACGATTGATTCTTTGTATTTTGACCACCACACCTGCTGCTGGGGCAGTTACAAATGTAACAGAGCTAAAGTCAGCCGCCACAGTATAGTCAGTAGCCAAAGTCTGAGGGGTATCGTTAAGAGTTACTAACAGTTGTGCATTGGCATTGATTTGAATAACATTGCCAATTTGATAAGTCTTGGTTGTTCCGTTGCTTAGTGTTTGTACAAATTGATCTTCCCAATCCACACGCCCATAGGCATAGACTTTGTTGGCTCCCGGTGCTCCAACATAGGCCCAGCGCTCATCTGTGCTCATGGCAACACTGTGACCAAACTCTCCTAGGGTATCTAAATCTTCAGGCACAATGAGTTGCCATTGTGCATATGGATTTACTCCTGGTTCTCCCAGTGTAGGATCACGATAAATGATTGCAGCATAACCTACATCTGCTTGTCCTGCTGGTCCTAGACTCTTGCTGGCACCAGCTATGGCCCAGGTTTGATTACCAAAGTCCACTGCATTACCGTAGCCTAGCGCACCAGTAACATCAAGTGTGAGTACAGCATCTCCTTGGCCTAACGGGCTGACAGGAATGTATTGATCACCGTAGTTTTTAACGTAAACATATACTCCGCCTTTTTCAGCACCAACATTGAATCCGTATCGTGGACTGCCCACTAATGCTGCCAATCTATTTTTGGCCTGAGCCACAGCCACTCCGTACTGTTCTGTGGCATCCAAAAGCTGCGGTGCAAGTTCAGTGATGTCTGAGAACGGGTTTTGTTTTTCTAGCACTGCCCAACGTCCGTTGCCGTTGTTGTCTACCCATACTTTGTTGCCTGTGGTAATATCATTGGCGTAGGGAAGATTGATTATATCACTGGCCTGTGCTACTCGTTCTGATTGCAAGCTAAAACCAATACCTACACCGTCAATCACACTCTGTGATCCAACAAAAGTGTACGCAATAACAACACTGTTGACATCAGGTGTTTCTAACACTGTGTAGACACCGTCTACTGACGGAGCAAATTCTCTGATAATCAGTTGGTCACTTGGAATCAATCCGTGTACCTTGGTAAATCTTGCAATACTGGTTCCGTCAAGGTTGTCACAGATGTGATCAATATAGCCAGGAACTTGTACACAACGGAATACATCCCAATCATAGGTGTTGACCTTGGCCACCCACAGATCTGATCCAACCTTGACTGCACCAAGAGCTGCTTCAATGGCAGACTTATCATCGATTAGTGAAAATGCAGTAAGGTCTACATCATTGAGATTTACATAACCAGCACTGGGCAAAGCAGTGTCAGTGATGGTTTCTTCAGTTGTGGGTAAAAAGTTCGGACTGGTAAGTTTGTAACTTTGTTTCCAAACATCACTTAACAAAATTTGCTGATCAGCTTGACTCACCTGCTGTGGTTCAATCACTTGTACTAGGCTTGGATTACTGCTCAACAGTGCTCGGTTAAGGCGTAGTTCAACAAAACTACGGTTGGCGTTGGCACCGTACACAGCACGCTGGACTGCCCAATTTTCATAGATATTGTAGTCGGCTGCTTCTTTGCCTAGGTTTGCTTGACTCAACAATTCAGCAGACAGTATAGTTCCTTTGGTCTTAAGGAACTGTTGATATATGTTAACCTGACTGACATCATCTAGATTGAGTGCAGCCATGTACTGCCTTGGTCGGAACCCAATTAGACCATAACTCAACAAGTCCTGATCTTGTTCCAAGTTAACAGAATTAACACTATAGGTCTGTTGCAACTGATTGGATTTGTTGGCAATGTTAGGCAACAAACCTTGTTCAATTTGTTCATAATCGCTCTTGACCCAATTGTTAAAATCAAAGTTTGGTTTTGGGTTTACTATGGTTTGCGCACTCCAAAACTGATCTTTGTATTTGACAATTTGGCCTTTGGTATATTTCTTAAATCCAGTCCATTCTTCGACGTTGTCTTGATTGAGAATAAAGCCCTGTGCATCGACAACACCATTCCACTGTGTTGAGTTAAATGCAATTAGATCAAGACGGCTTTGTCTAGCTCCTGTTACTGGTTCGTAGATCAAGTCTCCAAACACACTGCGATTGTTTAACACAATCATGTGTTCAAAATTAGTAAATCTAAAATCAGCAAAACTTAAACTTTCATCTGTTAGAGGCTCAAGGCTCAATGTATTGCCCAGGCGTACAATGTTCAAGTTTCGAGTATTCAGTTCACGTTTGTTTTGATTTAACAAAATGTTTTCGCTGGTCTGAGTTACAATACTGTCAGCAACCAAACCTGGTTTAGTAATAATCAACTTCCCAGCCAATGGGTTAAGATTGATAAGACTATCAATCTCCCATCCTTGTTGTGTCCAATACAAAAATTCCTGAGCCATTTGCTCCCAGTCCAGTATGAATCCGTTGGCTCGATTATCAAAGGTCAGACCTTGATCTTTCAACAGTTTGCCATAACTCAACAAGAAATCACACACACTAGTGGGATTAGTAAACACAAATCCATAGGGAACCTGGACCACTGAGTTTGTGTACTGTGTAGGAACCCTGACAGTGACATCGCCAACTGTGATAGGACGCAATCTACCAATACCCTGGCTTACTGCAATGTTAAAATACGGCTGAGACGTTGAATAACCATAAACTGCGTACCCGCCTTCGACCAATTGGACTACTACAGAACTGTAAATCAATCGCTCAACAGGTTGATTTTTGTACAACACTAAATCATAGCTTTCGTCTGGAATCAGCAACGTGCTGTTGAGACTGTTGGGACTAGATTTTTCTGTGTACAGTTTAATATACTGCTTGTCGCTGAAACTGGCCATGCGATAACACAGACGCACATCTAAATTGGCCAGATCGTCTTGTAATCGTTTTGTAGAATTTAGACCCAACTGCTGATTGTAGTCTACAATCCAGTTGATGTAACTGGCTTTGCTGACACCGTCGCCGTAGACTTCAATGCCATTGGCATTCAAGCGGTAACGTTGATCATAAAGATACTGACCAAAGTCATCGTTAAACTTGTAAAGATCTCGGTCAGCAAACAGACTGTAAAATTTAGCCGGACGAGTCAGTGCCAGTAGTCGCATTACAGCAAAAGGATAAGAACTAGAATTCCACCAAGATGCTTCTACTGGGCCACCGTCACCTACTACCCAGCTTCGCTGCCATTGTTGATCATTGTAGTCTTGAACAACACAATTAAATGGGCTCAGTAGGTTGCCTTCTGAGTCTACTGGAATTACATCAGTAAGGCCAGGCCTTACATATTGCGGCAAGAAATATGATCCAGCAGGATCGCGGATTAGTCCAGCTTCTAAATCGTCCCACAGTACCAAGTTAGTATTGGTGTACGGCGCTGGACCATAGGTAGAGATCCACCATGTAGGTTCAATGGTAAAGCCCAGCATTTCCCACGGTGTTCGAGAAGGATTTTGAGTGTCATAAAAATAACGATAGATTCCGCGCCAGGCACCTAGGAGGTTTTCTCCGTTGAGCTTGTTGGTAGCATTTGAATAGTTCCAACTAAATTCATTGTTGGCAATGTAGTTTTGATTGTTGTAGTCTAGTTTGTTCCAGCCAATATAACTCAAAAAATCTTGTGCTAGAATCTGATTGATTTCTGAAAAACTATAACCAGTGTCTCTAAATTGTCCAGGCAACACATCGTACACACTAAGTGGCATTGGGTTTCCATCTACCTTAAGATTGTTGTAGATACGTTTTTCAAATTCCAACAACACATCATCGCGCACGTCACCAAACACAGGTGTTTGACTGCCATCGTGTCCCACAATTACCTGAGCAGTTCCAGTAGTGGTGCTTACTGTGGATATACTGGGTTTCCATGCTGGGTATAGTCCCAATTTGGTTGGTGTGTTTGGTACAAAATTGCCGTAGGTGGCTGGAAACTCTTGAACAGTAATTTGATCTCCCACTGCTAGAGTTGTTGTGATTGTGATTCGTGGACCATCTGTGGCAACAACATAATCAATGCCACGAATCAACAACTGATTGTTTTTGTAAACCAACAGGCCAAGATAGTTAGCAGAAGTGTAATTGTACACCTGTACTGTGTCAAATACGTTGGTTGTTATCAAGTTCACTGTGTACACTGTTTGAGTAAACACTGAACTACTGGGCAACATGTCGCTCCAATAGAATGGATTGGTTTCTACTCTGCCAGCGGTGATATTTGCAATGGCTTCTGTGAGCAGTTCAGCCGTGGTCTGAAAGTTGATCTCTAATTGAGTAACTTCTTTCATCAATAAGTTTTTAAACTTGGTATACTCACGACTGTTGTATTGAAGGCTGGCAAAGATATTGTATTCTTTGCTGCGATTAAAGTAACCGGCCAAAGTCAACGGGGCGCTTTGTTGAAGAATTATCAGACCATACGGGCCAATATCGCCAAGATCTCTAGTGTTGTTGGCACCGTTGATTGAACCAGTTAAATCTAACAAATTCTCGCAGATACTTTCGTAGTGTGTGCGAATTGTGCCCAGTGTAAAACTTTCACTGTTTCCATTGAGTGGGTTTTTTTCAAGGTTGATAGGCACCTGATAGAAAGCCACGGCACTGCTTTGATTACTCAATGCTAAAACTTCAATTGTATCACCGACGAAATAAGTTTTGTCTAGTGTAATAGTGGTAGTGTTGTCTGTGGTAACAACAGTATATGTGTCTGGATCTTTGAATTCTGAAGCAACATATACTTTGACTGGAGGCACAGGATTTTGTAAAGGTGCCACCGTTGACTCAACTTTGATATCTAACTTTAATGGATCACCGGTGTAGGTAAATTTAAACTGTTGTCGAATTTGAGTGTCAGTGGCTGCTACTTTCCATCCAATGCCTCGAGCACTTGTTGTTCTAGTTAAAAATTCTTGAACAAAACCTGCACTAATGGGTTCAGTAACAGACACGTTGTCCCGAACATACAAGAATGTATCTTTGTACAAGTTGTTTTCAAATACAATATCGCCAACGTTGTTGAGGTTGAGGTACTGCAAAGGGAACTGCAATATAGGATCTAATATTCCTGTGTTGCCCACAGCATAGCTGAACAACTTGCTGCCTACAAATGTAGACGATGGGTATACGGCTTTGTTGCCAAAACTGATGCTATTGGAATCATAAACATCGTACAACGGAGCTTGTTGAACACCTTGTTTTTGTTGTGCTCGGATCCATTCAACACCGTCATACCAGAAAGTCAAACCTTTGAGTGTGGCACCTTCTGTGCAAACTGTACATTGATTAAACAACACTATGCCGTCGGTGGCCAAGGTCAGGTTAATAATGTCTGGTCCAGGTATGGTTGGCTCAACAAAGTTTACCACCCAAATTTTGTTTCGCACATCTGCATCTTCGTCGGCAGCAAAAATAACTCGACTGCCGTTGATTAAATTGTAACCATCAACGCTGTAGCCAGTGGCGCCTTGAATATTAGAAAAAGCATCAGTTTCTTCAAAATCTATAATGTCAACCGGTTGCTTGCCTTCGGTGCCCATGTCAAACAAGCGCAGTCCTGGACGAAACTCAATAATTGGTCGTTTGGCTCTGTAGCTGTTGTCAATATCAGCTGTGGTGCCGTTGTATTCAGCTGTGGCATTGATAACGTCAATGTGAAACCATCGATTACTGCGTGTCCAAGCATTGAGATCTTTGCTGGCACGATTTATAGTTAGATAGTCAAGCTCAGACGGTTCTACCACAGCAGTACTGTCGTTGGCGTCAACTACATAAGTTTCAGGTACAACAAAGTTTGATACTAACAACAGTTCAATGGCCGTTCCTACTCCTGACACATAGTATTCTTTTTCAGCATAACTGACTGGTTCTACTTCACCACGTAAAATAATTTTTAGTCCGTTAGTAAATGTAATTCCATTAGGGCTGGTATAAGTTTTTTTGCCTAGTATTTCTTCTATAAACAGTGTTGATGCCAGCGGTTGTTCAATTAGTCGAATACGTCCAAAAATTTCTGGATTGGTGCCGTCTTGATAGTACAGAGTATCTTGAATGGCACTGAGCAACGGTATTTGTCGCAGGAAACCAGCATCGTTTTTATACCAACTGGTGCTGGCGTATGTAGTGCCGTAAAGAATATTAAATTTTTCTAAATTGTCAATCAACTGAGTACTAACAAGCTGAATACTCACATAACCATCGTTGTCTACATAGTTGATTTGCCATACACCATATCGTTCATTCACTGGTACTGTAGTTTGCAGAGCATAAGGCAAGCTGTCAAAGCTGCCAGGCAGACCATTGTTGGCGCTGCCTGCACTCAATGGATCAAACGTTGAGGTGCTGTACCAGCCACCTTGGTCAACATCCACAATGGGTTGATCAAAAACTAATGTGCGACCATTGAGTTCAGTGATGCCATCGATGCCACCATAGGTAGCCAAGAAATCAGTAACTTTTATTCCATCAATTTGATTGAATTTAAGATCTGTAATCAGGTCAACATTGTAAGGACTAGTACCGCCACCTACGTTAGGTAGGCCGTAATAAAATTGTTGTGCTGTTTTGATAGGCACGTTGAAAGTGATTGTGCCAAGGTCTTCGCCGTTGTTGGTCACACCCAGTACATCACGACTGCTGATGTTTGGTGTAGCTGGGATTCGCCCGTTCACTCCCGGTGCTGTTTGGATCCAGAAGCCAGAACCAGTGCCCGATGATGCGTCAATAACATTGAATTGTCCACGCATGTTGCTTTGGTTTGCAGCAGCATAGTACAATACGTCTGGAGCATTTTGTGGTACAACAAAAGTGATCACACCCGTGACAGCACCATTGTTGGTCACGCCATTGCTGTAGATATTGGTCAGTCCAGTGGTAGGTGCTGTTTTGATGTAAAACGGATAGTCACCAGTTAGACTCAATGTAAAGGTATAGGTGTTTCCCCGTACCAGAGACACAGTGGGATTTGCAGCCAGATTTATTATATAAGCACTGGTGCCGCTGTTTCCTACTCCGTAGTTTATGGTTTGCTTTTGATTTTGAGCTACTTGGAAAGTGTAGCTGCCGCCGCGCACAAGATCAATGGTAGGATCGTTGCCCTGCACTCCAGAAAAGTTATAATAATCGTTAGAACGAGTAACTGTGAAGTTGTTGGTAGCTGGTACAGTAGAAGCAGCCACAGTTACAGCATCTGGCCCATTGGGCAACCAGAAATACTGACTGAAGTTGGTAAAGGTGTCCCAGTTAATGAACGGGTCCCAGGTATAGTATTGGCTTTCGAACAGTCGGTCTGGACGAATACTGTCGCCGCCTTCGGTGGAGATAAGACCACTGGTTAGTCCAGGACTACCAATCTGATAGGCTATGCTGTCCAGCAGGCCAGGATAAGTGATAGCATCTTGAATTTTACCTGTACCGGGTTCAAGGCTAATCACTCCAGCTTCTAACTGATAGTCAGCGCGAACACGGTTGGGCTCAATTACGTAACGATCATTGGGATTGACTCCAGGTCCCACTGTACGGCCAATAAAGCCTTGGGTCTTCTTAAATTGAGGTTCTTGTATCAACTGATCCAAGGTAGCAGCAAAAAACTGCTTGTTGATATCAGTTTGAAAAATCTCAGGTAAAAACTCTACACTTCTAATTCTTGACATTAAATTACCCCGCTACCAGGAGCTGTTCGGAGATTGGTGCTAGTCAACGCCTCAATCACATCTATATTAGTTATATCTGCTGCGTTGACGAAGATTTCGTTGGGAGCAGATCTAATCTCATACAAGTCACCAAAACTCTTTTGTGGATCCAATGGCACCAACACAACAGAACTAATGATGCTGCCCAGCTGACGGTGCAAATATGCTGCCAGTTCTGAGAAGTAGAATGTGTCGCCAAAATTCCATTTATCAATACTAAAATATTTGTTGAGTTCTGCTACTACAGAGCTTTTTATTTCGCTAGTGCTGGCGGTTGATCCTTGTGCACGAATCACTTTGATAGTGGCTCGTAGCTGTTGTGCAGCCTTGGCACCAAACAGTGGTTTGAATACCACTGAATTTAGAACCACGTTGTCTGAGATCATTTTATAATCTTGCAGGCCTTGATAGGCAGTGCTCAATTCATCAATGGTTGGCACACTGGGCTCAGTCACTGTGTTTGTAGTGTCTCTGATCCAGTTTTGATAGGCTGTATAATAGGACTGTATAACCACATAAAGATCAATGATGTTGGTAGTACCTGGATCTATTCTTGCTGTCAACGGAGAATTGTGACGATACTGGAAGTAGAGATCTTGTCGGCCATTGCGTGCAATCCAGCCTGACTGCTGAACTAATGTACGAACCCCGGCTACGTTGACACTCAGCAGCCAGAAAGTACCTTCGTTGTAGGCATAGAATACCTGTCCTGGTGACCACTCGTTTTTTGCCAACTCTATTGCATCATAGGTGTCATAGTCACTGTTGACCACACCGTCTTCTACTAGAAGATAACGTTGTAGATTGTCAAAGTCCACAGTTTGTTGTAAAAATATCAGTTTCTGATTGGGGTTGTCACTGGGGGCAACAATTTCATTAAAGAAATCTGGGTTATCAGGTACGCCATCGTTGTCTGAATCTCGATAGCTGACCAGGACTTGGAAGTCGTCAACGTAGCCATCTGATTCCACAGGTTGGCCAATGATAGTCATGTATATGTCACCTGGCAAAGGACTGGAGCTGTCAGGCTGTGTGTTCATGGCCAGCACATTCACAAAGTCCTTGATCACTGTTCCTGTGCGGCTGTCGTAGATCAGTTGATTGTCATAAAAGAAGAATCGTGTCTGTAGCACTGAACCAAAATAGTAGGCTAGGCCACGTAACGTCACTGTGTAGTTTTGATTTTCAACGTCAAATTGCACTAACCAGCTGGCATCTTGGCCAGTACCCGAAGTAGAACCAGCATTGGTCAAACTAAACTCTGCATCAATATCTAGATTTTGCTGTGTAATCAAATACCAGGATCCTATAGTACCAGTTATTGTGCCTAGCCAATCGTAGCCCAGTCCAAAGTTTCGTAACAGTTCAATTTGATCTCCAATTTCTTGTTCCAGTGTCACTGACAAATCAGTAACAAATACTGGTATCACTTCGCTGACTATAGCACCTGTGGGCACAAAATTGTTGAGTGTAACTGGGCCTTGTCCGTTGATCAAATTGCCTAGACCATTGTTATAGCCGTCGCCAATGATGGCTATGGGACTAGCCCAAATGTCCAACCGCTCATCAGGTCGGGTAGGTGTACCAGGTTGTAGTCGATTGTTTTTATCAAAGTAGTAGGGCTGCCCATTGATTGTGGGCGCAGTAAACTTGATCAGGCTTCCTATCTGCACATATTTGAAATTTGTAGTGGTGTTTGTGCCCACTGGGATCGGTGTACCTGTTGCATTCCTAAAGTAACCAGTGGTTTCGTTGGCCAGTGTGGTGCTCTGACTCCAGGTACTCAGCGCAGTAGGTGCAGTATTCAACTGTGGTCTAGGTTGAAAGTTAGCATAGTAAAACTGCTTCATGGTAGCTTCACTCAGCTGCGGTTGCACCTGATTGGTCACAAAGTCAGCAATATCATTGCGATTGATTGATGAGAACAGTATGGCGGGTAATATGTTTTGTTCCCACAGTGCACCGTCACTGGAGAATGTGTTAGTGCTGGAATATTTGCCAGTGTTGTCCACAAGATCAAGATAGCGGCTGGTACCAATACTTGAACGGTTTAGAGCCTTGCTCTTGATAATTGAGTTGTAGGCCGTGAACGGAAAGATATTATAGTCTTCGCCGTTGACCATGCGGTTTTGTGTGTAATAACGAGCAGGAGCACGTTGTTTGATAGCATCAATAGTTTCACGTGCTTGTGCATTGGTCACTGGCTGAGTAATGCCACAAGTGAATGTTACGGTCTGCAAATTTCCATTACGATCAGTGTAGCTGATAGGCAGTGACACTGCCTGCATTTCTTCTGGGTTGACAATGTATTCTAGACCATTGCTGGCTCGGGTATAACAACGGAAAATACCCACAGGAATTTCTGAAAACACACCGTCACCAAACACCAGGGTAATTTGATCATTGGTTCTACTGGTTGTAGAAAAAATTGGGCGTAGTTCTACCTGTTGTTCAGCGGCGGCAGTGTACACACTTTCTACGTAGGCCCACTCACGAGCAATGTTGCCAATGTTGTCAAGTTGAAACAACCAACGATCTTCGTCGTTGACGCCTTCTACATTGATGTTCACTGTACGGTTACTGATACGTTCAGCTAGGTTAAAGTCAGTGTTGGTCAGTGTACCTTGCTTGAACGCAAAGAAGTATCCTGTGTTGGCGCTGTCAAACCCCAGCTGATCATTACGGAACAAAATATTAAATGGAGAATTGGGCCGGGGGCTTGGTTCGTAGATGTAGTCACGATTGATAGATGTTGATGTTACAGCTTCAAAAGGCATGCTTACTCCATCTACCGTGGCTGTGTAAGGAATCACAGGCAAAAATCCTGGCAGCAAGTTAATAGCGTATTCGTCAGTGCGTACACCCAGTATAGTCTGGCGGTTGCCCGGACGACCTATGCGTTGACTGTCTACCAAGCTGGCATTGATAATGGTTGTGAACTGCTCTTGCCAGTCTGGGTTGGTTGGGTCTGCCCAGTTAACCGTGACATTGCTAAGATTTACACCGTTATAGTCTATAACATTTTCAGTGGTGCTCATGCTAAAAACTTTGAGCAGTCCTTGCGCTGCGGTATTACGTTTGGGACTGTAGCTAACAAGGTTGGCAAGTCGCACCACCGAATCTCTACGTTCAGCAGTGTCTAGGTAGTTTTCGCGAGTGTTAAGATCCGTACGGAATGCAAGGCTTTGTCCCATAAACGCAATCACGTCCAACAGTGCAATAAACTCACTGCTTTCAATGTAGTCGTTGAACGTTTCAGGATAATACAAACGTAGATAGTCTATGAAACTCTTGCGCAGAGTTTCAAAATCGTAGCTTTGGAAGTCAGCTTCACGATAGGTTTGATAGATCTGTTTCCAGTCTTCTACACCAAATATTGCCGTTTGTCTAGTGGTTTTTGCCATGCTTGTTAACCTTAAGTCACCTTGAAGTATTTATGGTGACAAAAAACGGCTCAGTTATACATAGCTGGCATTGCGTTGTTGTTGATCAAAAAAGATGCTTAGGCGTTCGGCGTTTTTAGATGGAATGACCTGTATTTGTAATTCCACCAACAGGCCGTTTTCTTGTGGATAGCACTGAAGGTCGCTGACATAAATTCTTGGATCGCCGCCCGCCACTCTTTGTATTTCTTGAATTACTTCTTGCTGTGTTTTTTGAGTCTGTGGCTCGAATAAAAAATCATAGATCGAACTGCCATATGCAGGACGCCCAGGCAGTTGTCCTTGGCGAATATTAAATGCGTTCAGTAGGTCACGCTTGATTAGATCAAAGTCTGTCAGTGTAAACTTTTTGAACTGGTTAATAGTATTGAATCCAACAAATACGGTCATGATAATATTTATGCACCAGCACCACTGACTATATCGCCTAGTGTTCTAATTGTGCGTTGACCTAACACCTGCGCTATCACTTGCAGTACTTGATCTATTCTTAAAACTAAACTTTGGATAGACAAG